CCTGCCTTTATCCGCACAGGCTCTGCAGCTGTTGGCCATACGTAGGTGCCGCCAGGCCCCCAAATGTCCTCGTACGTGCTACCAACGGCGATATTTCGCCCGCTCTTGTGCACGCCTTGCGAGTATCTGTGCATGTCGCGGGACATGTCGAGCTCGAGACGCGACGCGTCGGATCTTATGTTCCGCTTTGCCACCTATGCGTCGCCTTTAGCGTCGTCGTCGTCGTCGTCGTCGTCGTCATCGTCGTCGTCATCGTCTGGCATCGGCATCGGCATCATGAAGTCTTCGTTGGAGATGTTGCTCTCGAGCTCGCGGCGTATCGTGTCGAGCTCGTCATCGGTCGCAGCATCTCCGAGCGTACGCTTGGCGAGTCTATAGGCCCATAGCCTCTTGTAGGTCGCGCTTGGGATCGACACTGCGTCGATAGTCTCGGCCTGCGACAGCACGGAATCGATCGACAACTCGTCGTAGCTATCCATACCGCTAGCCGACCAATCAAGAGACTCCTTGCGACCGGCTGTGATCATTTCCACGACGCGTAGTGCGTGCGCCCTGACGATCTTTGCGTACGCGTCAAGTAATAGCGCGGTCATCTGCTGGTCGGCGATCTTTGAGTCGGCCGAGCGCCGTAAAGCCGCTCCGCTATTGTCGACAGACATCGCCATCTGATGCACGACGCGGTGCATTTCGTCTCGGAGATGCTGTAGGTCTTGCAGTGCGAAGCCGTACGGCGTCGAGTCAGGGCCGACATACTCGACCTTGTCAGCGCCAGCCATCTGCAAAATATAGCCTTGACCGACGGTCTGCGTCGTGGCCCTGTCAGGATCGTCGGGCTGCTGTGACGTAGAATCCGCTGGCCCGAGGTAGGCGACAAGCACTGGAAAGAGCGACTTGTACTGCGCCCAGCTCAGCGCCGATCGCTGATTAAAATGCGCGATCGCAAGAGTCATGACCTTGCCCATGACCCAAAGGTCTTCGCCGACGTCGACGCGTACGAGCGGGCAAGCGCCGAACGTGTGCTTGCCCGTGTCGTCGATCGGTATATCTTTTCCGGACGGCTTTGAGCCATCGCGGTATGTGATCGCGTACCGTGTCCAGTCTGTGCGAGTGTATACGGTCCAAGTTTCTGTGGTCATGTCGCGCTTTGATGCTATGTCGTCACGCGTCACGCGCTCGTCATGGACAACGACCCAGAGCAACTCGCCCGCGGCGTCGCACTCCCAGTCGTATACTGACTCGGGGCACACGTTGCACACGTAGGCTCGATCAAGCCCGAGCGACTCTTCAGCGGCGCGTGACTCGGGCGTGTCCTTTGTGGCCGGGAAATCGACTTGTGTCCAAGCGTATCGGCACTGCAGAGCTGTCGACATGAGGTCGCGTAAGTGGTCGCGGAATGACTGCCGACTTGCGCTCGATGGTCCGCATGACTCAAAAAAATCGGCCCAATATTTGTCTGTCGTCTGCGACTCGAGCTTTAGCTGCTCGGAAAATAGCGCTGCGGTGATCGAGTTTATGATCTCGCCGGCATACGGTACGTAAAACGCGCGCCGCTTGCGCTCGGCGTACACACGTGGCGACTCGGAGATATGCTGCGGAAAAATGTCGTCCATTAGCTCGTCGTCTGCGAGCATACGAGGGCCGCCGGAGTGCAGCGACCGCGCACGGCGCCATGTCTGCGCGTCGTATTCCGGGTGTTTTTGGCAGAGATCTTCGTAAGTAGGCAAGCTACCTACACTATATCATATAGGCGCTACGTTTTAGCCGAACGGCGCAAGCCCGCGTGGTATCGGCGCGGCTCCGCGCTGTGGCGCCATGAGTAGCTCAGCTGTCCACCGATAGAGATGCGCTAACGCATCGACCTGGTCGTCGTGCGCGTCATGGTTGCCTGTAAACCTATGAATTTCCTGCAAAAATTCGCGCTCCCATGGCTGGCCTGCGAGTAGTTTTATCCTACCATCGTTCCAAGCGGCGCCGGCCGGCGTCGCGCGGGTAAACTTGTCTTTGACGGCCGGCAGATTCGTGACGTTAAGGCCTGGCGATATCTCGCGTAGGATCTGCGGCACCGCGACAAAACCGCCGACAGCTTCAACACCTACGTTACACCTGTAACGCTTGCTGATGTCTGCGAGCATGCGCGCGAGCTGCGGCACTGTACATTGCCGGCGTATCACGTCGCGCACAATGAGCTCTGGCATTCCGCTGTCGCCTATGTATGCCGATCCGACAACTATCGCCGAGTAGTCCGAGCTCGTGCCCTGCGTAGCCGCCGGATCGCATACGATGCGCGTGTAGGATCTGTGCAGGATCTCAGGAAGGTCGCGCTCGCCCACGTATTGGACGCCCTCAAACATTGCGTGACCGCGTGGCCGCGGTTGCCCGAGGTATAGAGACGCAAACTCGTGCTCGCCTATCTGGCGTCGTATGCGTTCGAGCACTTCGAGAGGGTATCGCTCTGGCCACAGGGCTTCGCCCGGCTCGCGCCCTATAGGATCGCCGACGTCGGCAATCGCTGGCAGGTTTATGATCTCCCAACCCTCGCCGGCTTCGCCTGATTCTATCCTGCCGATCAGGTCGGCTGGCGACCAGCGCGTCATGTTAACGATAATCGACGCGCCTGGCTCGAGACGGGTTAGTGGTACAGTGCGGAACCAATCCCATTTTCGCTGACTCTGCAGTGCGGAGTCAGCTGTCTGGCGATCTTTCTCAATGTCGTCGATGACGAGTAGATCGGCGCCGCGTCCGGTCAGCTGACCGCCGACGCCGACCGCGAACATTCCGCCGCCTTGCTCGGTGCGCCAATAGTCTGCGCGTGCCTCGCCTTTTTTGATCTTGACGCCGAAGCGCTGAGCGACGCGCATACAATCGCGCGCTGAGTCACGCGCGAACCCGGCCGTCGCTGATACAAATACGACATTTTTTGTTGGGTGTCGCGCTAGGAACCACCCGATGCCGTGCTTGTGCAGCGTCGTTTTCGACATGCGCGGTGGCGTTGATACGCAAGCGCGGACTCCGCCAACCGCCTCAGCTTTTGCGTATAGCGCCGCCGCCGGCCTTAGGTGATCGGGGCGTAGCGTGGGCGACTCGGAAAAATACGGCGTTATGCGTGGCACAGCGTCGAGCAGACTGTCGGCGCCGCGTAGCGACTCGATAAGGTGCATGAGCTCGAGCTTTTGTCCGTAGCTTAGCTTGCGCACGTCTATGTTCTGCAAGCGTTTTACGCTCGGAGGGAGTCTGGCCACAAGCCATTGTAGCACGTGCGGCGGCTACCGGCGCTGCGGGAACGGCGCGCACGTGCCTCGGATACAGCATATATGCGCGGTAAAGCAGCGACCGGATCTACACGACCACCCGCAGTAATACTGATCGCATACCGGTGGGCCGTCGACCTCTACGCCGATCTCGCATATCGCGTCCGACGCGTCGACGCATGCCCCGGCGTCGGGTGGTGTGTCTACGTCGCCAGCGCATGACGCCAATAACATGATGACTGTGACTGCGATTATTCTACGCATCCGGTCCCCCTAATCTTATGGTCTTTGTGGCGCGGATCTGCTTTGCGAGATCCGAGTTGTGAGTGATCAGCACTACGCATCGGTCCTCCGCGATAGACTCTAGCAGGTCGATCGCAGCGGTGACGCCGTCGTCGTCGAGCGAGTCGAATAGCTCGTCGCAAAATAGAGTTGCGCGGCGCATGCCGGTCATTTGCGCGTTTATGTCGCACAGCGCCAACATGATGGCTATATCAACGCGTCGTCGCTGACCGCCTGACAGTGCGCTATAGTCCGCGCCCCACCCGTCCGATCTGATGTCTATGCTGATGCGGTCAGCCGCGGATCCGTCTTTTTTGGTGGTCTGCGGCGTCATGGTGATGCGTACGTCCCTGTGCGCTAGTGCGGATGCGTAGTGCGTGGCCATCGCGGAAATGTCATCGAGCGCGCCGGCGAAGAATAACCCACGTGCGCCGCGCTTGCTAAACACGCGAGCGGCGTCGTCGAGTAGCTGCGCGTTGCCTAGCATAGTGGTCATGGCGCTGTTCGCTTCGCGGAGTTGCGCTCTGTCGCGCGTGATCGCTTGCTCCGCCTCGGCTGCGCGTGCACGCGCATCTAAGATTGTCGCCGCTATGCGCCCGTTCGCCGCCTCCTGTGCGTCAAGCTCGCTGAGCCTCTTACTCTTTGCCCGCCACTCGGACTCCAGCCTCGACGTGTCCGGTATGCGGACGGCCGCGAGCTGCGTCTGCAAATCTACGACGGCAGCGAGTAGGCTGTCTCGCTTGGCCTGCGACTGCTCGGCGTTGTCCCACGCACGCCCGCAGGCGTTGCAGTGCGTGCTGACGCTGCTGAGCTCGCGCTTTGCGTTCGCGATCTTCGATTTTAGAACTGCGACGTCTGATTTCGCGTTTTGCGCCTGCGCACGCGCATCGTCGAGTTTTTTGTGTAGCGATGCGACCTGACCGAGCAGTGTTGCGCGCTCGTAGCCGTCGACTTCTGCGGGTGAAAGCGACGATATTACGCGGTCTGCGTCGTCGCGGGATCGCTCGGCGGATGCTATACGCGACTCGAGAGACGCGATGGTCGCCTGCGCGTCGCGTATGTCTGCGGCTTGTGCGTCTTTATCAGCGGCGACCTTTGTCGACGCTCGGTCGAACGCGTCGACGTCCAAGATCTCCTCTAGGATCCGTTTTTTATCTGCGTCCGGCGCACTTGAGAAGTGCGCGGCGTCGGCGCTCGATAGCACGCACGTGCGGCGCCACCTATGAAACGGCTGCAGAGTGTCGACGATCTTGCGCTGCGTTGACGTGGTCGTGTCGCCGGTCATGTCTAGCGTGTCGGTCGGAAACGTGTCGCATGGCGTCGCTCGAAGGCTTAGCTTTGTCCTGGCCGTCTTCGCCCTCGTGATCTCGTATCGCGTGTCGTGTGCGTCTACATCGACTGACACTGTGCCGCTCGCGTACGCTGCGCCGCGTAGCGTCTTACCGTACACAGCCCATGCAACTGACTCAATGATCGTCGACTTCCCGGAACCGTTTGGCCCCGTTATGACTAGCACGCCAGTGCTCGGCATGTCGACCGCTGTGTCGCTGTGCTCTGGCAATCCTTTGATCTCAATCGACTTTACGCGCATCGGTCTCCGCCTCGTCTATGGCCTCTTGTATCCCGTGAATCAGCGCTATGATCGCTGCCGCGTGCGGCTTCGACGTCGACGCGCTGGCCAGCATGACGCCAAGTCGTGAGATCCTAACCTTTAGGTGCTCTACTACGGTCATCCGCGGCCACGCCCAAAAACGCGGTCGAGCTCGTCGACGGCGAGTATCGCCGACACTGTGATCGCGCACAGACCGGTGACCGAGCTAAGGATCGCCACAAGGTACTGACCTTGCGCAAACATGCGCACGCATCCGTAGGCCACTAGCGTCGTAAGACCTATAGCAATCGCTACGAGCGTCATGGCAAATAGTTTTTCCAGTGCGGATCCCATATCCCTCCAAGCTTCCTGTGTATGATCCACCATGCCGCTGCGGCGTTCCACGCTACGTGCGCAAGATGGTGTAGAGTCCCATCGCCGTCGTCGGCGTTGTATAGCTCGCCGTCGAGCACCTTTAGCAAATGCCTATATGCTGCGGCGAGGTACGGCTCCGGCGAGCTTTGGTTGCGCCAGCCATGGGCTGAGTATTTTGTCTCGCCGTACGCGTCGACTCGACCGATCTCGAGTAAGAATCGCGGATCGATGCGGTCTGGTCTCGGCTTACCGTCGTCATCTTTCAAAACGGGCTTTGCCCCCATGTCAGCAGTTCGCCCTTATCGCCTAGCGTCTGCAGTATTTGGCCTGGCTCGACGTTGACTATAAATAGGACGCTGTCCCATGCCGGAGAAGCCGAGGCGCCCTCGAACCGCACGCGGCCACGAAACAGGAATAGTAGACAGTAGCGGGCGCACAGGTGAAACCACTCCATGCCGGTACGCGCCGGCACTAACATGACGCCCGGGACTTGCAACCTGCGGAATTTCTCCGCGAACGGCGCTAGGTTGTCGCGCGAATATGGCGGATTGACGTAAACGCTTTTGTAGGCGTTCCAGTCAGCGCAAAGCCCGTTTTGCTCTTTTGTGATATAGTGCGTCGCGCCTACGCCGTTGTCCGCTTGCGCGCATGGGTCAAGGTCTATGCTGCCGCCGAGTAGCTTGCGAACGTCGGAAACAAGCCAGTCAGGCGTTTGCCAATCGTCACCGGCCATGATTGGCACCGCCGTGGAAATGGTTTCCGCGTGCGTTAGCGGATACTGTTATTGCGTACATTGACCGCTCGTGGTTCCACCGTACCGGTAGGTGTGGGTTGTGGTCGCTGTATAGCGACGCGGTTGATCTGCATTTTTCACACACTAATACTTCCCCCCTGTCAGCAGCGCAGCTGTGACTGCGTCAATGATGTCTTGCTTTGGCCGCTGGTCAGAGCCGTCGACTGTGATCGTAACGTCGACACCAGCTGCTGACACGTGGATACGCCTCGGTGTGTGCTCGCGTATAAACGCAAGCACGCTAGCTGGGATCGGTTGGGTGACGTCGTCGTCCCACTCACAAGTATCGGTGGCACAGTGCGCGAACAGACTCTGCGTCATCGGCTGGCACGCTGGAGTCGATGTAGCTGTCAACTGCGGCCCTGATCGATCCGCGCCTGTACTGGGCGACGTCTGCGGTGTGCCGTTTTTTGTGTAGCGTAATCCTGTCGGTGTTGCCATGATCTAACTCTACATCGCCAGCGTTAGGGTCGTCAGTAACGATCCTAACAAAATTGTTAGGATTTTTTGCGAGCTCGGAAGCTTCTGCCGCGGATGCCACCGAGTGGAATCTCGGGCCGGGGATGGGCACAACGGACGTATGCATGCCTGACGTGTCTATGATGCGCATATAGCCATATTTGTCGCCTGGGTTGTCATACCCAGTGGGGCATAGTGCGCCAATCTGAGCGAGTAGGTGACGACCGCGGCGCCACTCTGCGGCGGAGTGCCAGTCGCCTGACATCCACACGTAGATCCCGTGCGACTCCATGAGGTCAAGGACGTCGCTAGCGCTTACGCCGTGACCGCGCAGCCAGGGCGGTGTGCGGTCGTCTTCTACCCCGACGTGTGAAAACGCAATCTTGCAATTGGGGAGCTTTTCGACGCATCGGCGCAGGTCGTCGATTGTCATCGACGGCGCAAACGGAATCAGCAGCAGCTCGCGCATAACGTCCGGCCCGTCGTCGACGACAATCGCGGCGTCGCTCGCTGCAAGGGGCCCCAGGCCGTTGTCGCCCGGCGAGGTAGACATCTGGTCATGGTTGCCGGATAGCACGATCGTGTCGACGTCGTCATAGTCGCGCATGACTGATATGACGCGCGCAAGCATCTGGGGCGTCGGCGTCGGCGTGTCGAATAGGTCGCCGGCGATGATCATCGTCGTGCACTGAGCACGTCGCGCCGAGGCGTAGGCTGACTCGAGCGTCTCGATCGTGAGCCGACATCGATCGTTCAGTCCGAACCGCGTTTTACCGCCTTGCACGCGGTGATTACCGATATGCACGTCCGCGACGACTGCTATTCGCATCGTGGTGCCCTCCTACCGTACTTCTCGGCGTATGCTGCGTATGCCGCTCGGCGGAACGGATGGTCTCGGCGCGTCTTTGGCTTTTTACGCATCGCCGCTAGCACTTCCGCCGCTTGTTTTATCGCCTTTGAATGATCCATGCCCCTCCAGTAATGCTATAGCCTTCTCGGTCTTGCGCTCGCGGCCTGACATCAGTCCAAGATCGCGGGCAAGCTGCAGCGTCGATCGGTCATCGTCCCATCGCGCGCCGGCGATATCGAGGTAGATCCGCGCTTTTCGAAATGGCGTCGCCACTTTGTTTTTGTCCGCCATCGCTATCGGTGCGATAGTATCGACGACGCCGTCTTTGTCTTTGTCCTTCTTGCCGCCCATTAGATGCAGTCGCAGCGACGCGTGAAACTTTACCGCGTGCCCGCCTGGCGTCGTGACGTTGCTGCCAAACGTGATGCCGATGTTATCGCGGATTTGATTGACGAGCAACAGGCACACCTTTTTGCGTTTGACCGGCGCCGTGACGCGCCTCATGAACTGGCTCAGGTCTTTAGCTCGACAATCGCGCTTTGCCTGCGACCCCACGCCGTGCTCATGCTCTTCGATTGACGGTGTTGCGGCGATGCTATCGAGCACGACAAGCGCTGGCTGGTCGTCCGGCAGTGCGTCGAGAAACTCGCTCATATGCTCCATGACTTCGCCCCAGTGCGCGGGCTCAGTGAGAATCACTTTGCTCAAGTCGACGCCAAATGCAGCCATGCGCGCGCTAGACAGCGCCGACTCGGTCTCGGCGAAATACGTGACAAAGCCAAGCCGCTGAGCGTTTGCGGTGATGGCGAAACATAGGCTTGTTTTTCCAACGCCGGCGTCGCCATACAACTCGACTATGCGACCGCATGGTAGCCCGCCGCCCCCGCAGACATACTTGTCAAGTGCCGCGATGCCTGTGGGGATGACGGTCGTAACGTCGCTACCAGCTCCATCTGTAAGCCGCTTTGCGCCGCTGCTACCCTTAGCCATAGCCTTGATAATGGCGTCAGTTGTCGTGAGCTTCGCCATCAGAACGGGACTTCGTCGCCATCGGTGAGTGCGAATGCTGCGCTGTCGCTGAACTGCACGTCGACAATGTCTGGCTCGCACAGCTGCTTTACAGCGTCGTATCGCACGCCTGCGACCCTATCGACTAGCGCGCCGACGTCTTTTGGCGTCTCGCGCAGATCGTTTATGTCTGGGACCGTCGACAGGATCTCGACTAGCTGATCCTGATCTGCGCTGAGCGGTGAAGATCCGCGCATAAGAGTGATCGCCGTCGTGCCGAAATCGCCGTCCGCCTTGCGCGTCAAGACCATGTCGCATCCGCCGTATATATCCCATGGCAACGCGTCGTCGGAGGAGAATTGCTCTAGCAGTGGCTGCAGCTTCTCGCTGAAGGTCTTATGCCCTAGCGCAAGCACTAGCGGCCGCGGATTCGGGCTGTTGCGGTCGATGACATACATGGCATATTGCGTTTTAGATTTGTAGCTCAGAAACGCGTCCTGGTCTCCGCGATCGCGGGCGGCCCATGCGTAGTCGCATAGCGGGCATGGTTGCTTTGACATGCGTGGGCAGTTGAAACCAAACCGGCGCCCGTGCTCGTCGTTCACAAAGTGCTTCTCGACCTTAATGATCGGCTGCGCGCCGTCGGCTGCGGGTAGGATCCTAGCGATGTTTTCGCCGGCTTCGATCTTGAAATAGGTGCTGTCTGTCGAGCTCGCTAGCGACTTGACGTCGAATTTTGTCGCCGCATATCGGGCCAGTAATGCTTCCTTGTCTACTGTCGTCATTTTTACCTTCCTAGTAACGGTTTCTTTTCTTCCTTAGCGCACAAAGTCGTTATTGATCTTTGTGACAGTCGTATCCATCTCTGACCGAACGTGGGCTCCGAGTGAGATCAGCATGTCGCGCTTTGCCAGCATCGCGGCAAGGTTCGACTTTGCGAGCTCGTGCGCCGCCTCGCTCTCGATGTATGCCATGCGCGCGTCGTGCACGTCTGCGCGCATGGCTACTGTCGCGTCGATGTCTGCGACAGTAGGTTTCGGCTTCGCGTTTGCGGTAGACTCGCGCACGAGTAGGTGTGCTTTTGCCCGCGTCTCTTCCAGCGCCAGCTTAGCGAGCTCGCGATCCGTGCGAGCCTGCGCTAGCATAGACCCATAGTATGCGACATGGCCGGCGAGCTCAGCAAACTCGGTGCATAGGTCTGAGTCGTCAATTGCAAATCTCGGCTCGCTCATATTCGTGACTCCTCGCTGCAGTAGCACTGCTCGGCGGCGTCGTCGGTCGTGCCGCAGTCGGCGCAAGTGCGCGTTTCTATCGCGCGCAAAACGACGCGCTGACCTGTGCACTTTTCCCATAACCTAAGCGCCTGCGCGACATTGCCATCGGTCACAGTCATGGCGCGAAACATCGGCCGCAGCCTGCCGGCGACGTCGCCGGCGTCCGTGACAATCTCGAGCCACGCGTCCTGTGCGCTGCCTACATCGACTGATCCTAGCCCATCCCTGTATAGCTCCACACTACCCATCTACATGCCTCCTAACGACGTATCCGACAACCGGTACATTCTTTTGTACCCCAAAACGTACGGCCTGAAAAGCAAAATTCGCGATCTGAAAGAAAAATAGCTCGTCCGCCGGCGACCCGTCCGCTATTTGCGTGTATGCCGCGGCGATCATGCGGTGTAGGTAGCACGACGCGTCGTGGAGACAGTCGCACGACCAATCGGCATCGGGCCTAAACCCGTTTATGTGGTGCCCGTGCTGTTCGAGCAGGAGTGCGGCCCGCCATACAGCGTCGGCTGTGTACTCGAAAAAAGCGCGCTCTTGCCCGCGCGACTGCTCGGATCCTGGCGATAGCACTGCGGACGCGCATGATATGTCTCGGTGCATGAGCGATAGCGCTGTCGTCGTGCGCTGTATACCGCGCTGACTAGCCGCTGCTAAGCGCACGACGTCGAGCGCTTGCATCTGCCGCTTGTATGATACGCTCACCACCGACCCCTCGTGATGCATCGATTGCGCGCCCGTTGCCACCACCTCGGTGCCCGGCTGTTAGCAGGCGGGCAATCGCCGTGTTCCATGTCGAGCTCTGCCGCGAGCTCGGTCCCACGTGATATGACGTAATACTGAAGCATCTGGCGACCGCTATGCTTTAGCTTTTTGCCTAGCGGATAGCTGATGTCGAGACATGCGGTGTAGTATCCGTCGCGCGCTGGTCGCTTTATGGCGGTGATAATCTTCCCACTGTTGCGTAGTCGATACGCGTATGGGCCTCGGTCTGTCACGCGCGCGGTGACGGTGTCGCCTGTGCGCGGATTCTTTATGACGACCCACGTGCCCAGCGGTAGACTACGGTGCGCGACACTCAGCACCTTGCTCGGGTGTCGCTGATGCCAGATCGTATTGCCGCCAGCGGTAGGGTCCGACCACGTGATCTTTTGACCGTTGCTCGGAAAAGTGTCGCCGCGCTTGTATCCGTACATTGTACTCGTACAAGACGCGGGCGAGTGCGAGGATATCCACGCGGCGATCATGATTTCTAGCATCGCAAGCTCCTAATGATGTTTACAAAATCGTCAAACTCGCATGTCACAAGAGTCCAAGCAATGGCGCTTGGCGCAGCCGGATATATGCTAGCGAGCCACAGTGTGCAGTTTATGGCCTTGCATCCAGTCTTGCGCCACACGACGACGGGGTGATAGTCCTGGTCGTCGAGCCTGCCTATGTCTCGCATGGCCTGCGCCATCTTGACTGCCGGCCGCGGCGCGTTGGAATGATTGGCTTCTAGCCATAGCCGTCGCAGCTTTTTTGGCCCCTCGTAGCAGTGCACGTCCGAGTATGCGGCTCCGTCGCTCTGGCGCGATCGGCGCCATGACGTGCCTGGGAAGGCATCGCGCATTTTGCTGGCGATCAAGCGCTCGAACGTTGCGCCTTTTACTCGCTGCGACTTACCCATTGTATGCCCGGTAGAATGCAGACACGTCCGACGTCAGCATCATGTCCGACGAGTAGCGCATGTCCTGGTCTACTAGCGGTCTGCCGCCCGCCGAACTTCGCGCGAATGCAAACTCTGGTAGGACGCTGAAGTGCGTTCCTGAATTCACCGTGCGCCTGATCTCGCAGTCTGCTAGTAGCTTCTCATGTAGCTTTTCGCCAGGCCTGATCCCTATTAGTCGCGTCTCGCTCTTTGGCCAGACTGCTCGGACAAAATCCACCATGTTAGCGCTGAGAACTCGCGGGACAACGATTTCACCGGCGGGTGCTTCTATGGCAATGTCTACGGTGTCGCACGCGTCGCCCATTGTCTGTAGGAAGCGCGTCATGCGCTTGTCGGTGATCGTGATAGGCTTGCGCGCTGCGGCCTGCGACTCCCAGAGCGGTATAGCACTCCCATTTGACCCCATCACGTTGCCATAGCGAGTGACCGTAAATGTCGTCTGCGTGCCCGCAGATAGCGCGTTAGCAGCGACAAAGAGCTTCTCGGCTGTCAGCTTTGTCGCGCCGTAAAGGTTGACCGGTTCAACCGCCTTGTCCGTGCTGAGCGCGACAACACGCCTCACTCCGCATGCGATAGCAGCATCGATCACCGCTTTTGCGCCGTCGACGTTGGTTGACACGGCTTCGCCTGGGTTGTATTCGCACAGGCTAACGTGCTTCATCGCTGCGGCGTGCACTATCTCGTCGCAGTCTCGTGCGGCATACCGCAGTCGATCAACGTCGCGCACGTCGCCGACAAAAAAGCGCGCGTTTCCGACGTCGTAGCAGTGCTCGCGCATCATGGCGTTATGCTTTTGCTCGTCTCGACTGAATACGACAACGACGTCGCCGCGGTCAAGCCGCCGTTTTGCGTAGGCGCGGCCGAATGAGCCTGTGCCACCGGTTATCAGTACTCTAGACACCTATCACCTCCAAAATCTCGTCTGCAACAAGCTGCGCGCCGTCGCGCGCAACGACCGTGCGTGCCGTCGGACTAGTGTCCGCCCAGTCGCACGACGGTGGTACTTCGCACCCTATCCCACATATTGCGCCCATGTCAAGCGCGCGAAGCGCAAACGCGAATTCGGACGGGCTTCGCGGGATAACCCATACACGCTTGCCCATCGACATCGCTTCGAGCATAGTCAGACCGCCATTTGTTACGCAAGACTCCGCGCCAGCCATCGCGCTCACGTAGTCGACGCGGCTCAGATTGGCCGCTCTGAAGTATCCATCGCCGGACAGATCGAAATATGGCGCGACAAAAGTGTAAGCCCCGCGCTGCGTCGTGTCGGCGCTCAGCACGTCGCCTGGGATCAGGCACTTGTCAAACCCAGTGACGATGTCGTAGTTGACATCGGGGTGGTCGCCAGAGTCTAACCCGATCACGTGCGTGAACTCGGCGATCGAGAATCGCTCAGCGCCTGGGTCAACTATGGCGATCTTTGCGTTACTATGCACCTCGTGGCCGCGTGACTCGAGCTCGAGCGCTAGGACGTTGCAGCGCATTGTGTGCCCATTGCCGGGTCCGCCGGCGAGTAGTGTAAAGCGCATTAGTCTGTGACCCCCATGCGCACGCAGCTTGTCACGTGCTCGACGCCCTTCAGTCGCCCGTATTTGACAGCTAGCCGCCTGGCGTCGCTGCAATCGCGGTAGCGCTTTGTGCATGCGTAGACGGCGTGGCCGTACCGGTAGGCGCCGACGCACCACACCGAGTCGTTGGCGGTCGGTGGTTTGGTCGTTGTCGTCGCGTGCCTACACGACGCTAGCGCGACGACTAGCATCAGCGCGGCCCTCACGCCAAAAGCTCCATCGTTAGCGGAGTCCAAGCGTCGACATCGGCTGATAGCCTGCGTCCGACGCACCTTTCAAGCCATCGCGGTGGTAGGCCGTCCGACGGTCTCACGACTGACAAGTCTTCGCGGGATAGCACGGATCCGACGGCGAGCGGCCTGTTGACCCAAAGCGACGGCCTTGATTTGTAGTGCGGCACCTCGGATCGAGCTAGCGATCGAGTTTGCGCGTTGCCAAGTATGCTTTGCGTGGCGCGGATCTCGTCGACAGCGAACGCGAGCTCGCGTGGGACGAGCGAAAACGCGGCGTCGTAGCCAGCGCGGTCTGATAGGTCTAAGTGCGCTTCGACTGCGACAGCGCCCGCCGCAACGGCGGCCTTGATCACGTCGGTATTTGTAGTGTGGTCGCTGATCCCAACCATGCGGCGCCCGTCGTCGGCCAGTTCGACCATGAGGCCGATTCTGGCCTCGGATGGGCTAGCGGGATAGCCGCTTGTGCAGTGTAACCAAGTCTGCTCGTCGGAAGATCTATACCCGCCACGGCCAAGCCGGCATATACCCTCGGCGACAAAGAGCTCCTCCCAGGAGGCCATGCCAGTCGATATGAGCAAGTGCGCGCGCGTATCCGCGCATGCCGATATTAGCGGCGTGTTTACGACGTCGAAGCTGGAGATCTTTAAGACGCTGAGCTCATACTGTCGCAAGAACTCCAGATCTTGCAGCGAGTACGGCGTGCCGACCGCGACCATGCCTCGCGACCTGATAGCCGCGAACAGATCGTCGTGCCATTCTCGCGGTGTGTACGCGTCCGCGTAAACGCGGCGCTGCGGCGTGCCTGGCGCTGATATTGTCTCGGGCGTATATGATTGTATTTTGCAGTGTGTCGCGCCTGCGTCCGCGGCAGCTGCGATAATATCAAGCGCGCGGCGTTTGCAGCCGTTGTGGTTCGCGGACACCTCGGCTATGACCATGATCGACGTCATAGTGCTTTGCCCCCGTGTAGCTTGGCGCGAGTTGCGTTGTATGCGTTTTTTGCCTTGATAGCCGACGCCAGGCATTGGTCGTGCTCGGAAAAAATGTTGCTGATACGTATCACGGCATCAGCGAGCTCGATAAAAAAACCCTCAGGCTTTTCGCCCGCAGAAAACGCGGTGAGGCCTACGTCGCGGTATGCCTCGATCGCTTCGCTTAGCTCGCAATGCACGAGCGCGACTTGCTCGACCGGCGTGCGCTTGAG